GAATCAGATTACTCATCACTTGCAAGAGGTTCAGTATTAGATCATAAGATAAAAGAACTAACAGATGCAGAAGGTAACCCAGTAGAGCATCCTGATACTCAAAAGATACTTAAAGATTTTGTTGATGTAGATTCAGGGCCAGTTTATCCTTATAATAAAGTTACTCAATCTGAGTCAGGTCATGTATTTGAAGTAGATGATACACCAAAGAAAGAAAGAATTAATGTACATCATAGATCGGGAACATTCCATGAGATTCATGCAGACGGTTCAGAAGTTACTAGAATTGTAAACAATAATTATACTGCAATCCTCAAAGATGATAAAGTTTATATCGCTGGGAATGCAGACTTACAGGTAGGACACGGTAATGTAAACATAACAATCGATACAGGTAATGTTGATCTGAAAGTATTAAAAGGAAATGTTACATCAGAAATTACAGAGGGTAATCTTAAAGCAGATATCCTTAAAGGAACAACAGATGTATTATCAGAAGGTAAAATAACCATCACTGGTAATAACACAACAGAGATTATATCGGATACAACAGTTACAGGAACATTACATGTAACTGGTAAACAAACCAACGATCAAACGATTCATGCGAAAGGTGACATATCAACTGATGCTGGAAATGGCCCAACACTTGCAACCCATACTCACAACTACTTTAGTGGAGCGGGTGGTGCAAGTTCAGGAGCCCCAGCAGAAACTAAGAAACCTTCATAAAAGATGTTAACGGAGTATAAATAGTATTATGGTCGATTATGTTAAACCCAATTCCAAGAATGTTGCAATCAAATCTGCATATAAAGATTTGGATTTAATGTTCACTGCACATCCGATTACTGGAGATGTTGCAACTAAATCGGACTCAGATGCAGTTCGTAGGGCAGTTAGAAATATAGTGATGACTAACTACTATGAGAGACCTTTCAAACCAAGTTTTGGTGGAAATATTCGTGGACTACTATTCGAATTGGACACCGATAGGAAATTAAATAGAGCAAAGAAACAACTTGCTGAGGCGATTCAAGATTTTGAACCAAGAGTTGAGAATGTTAAATGCATCTTCAATTCAGAAGGTAACAGTCTAAAAGTTACAGTCTACTATAGCATTAAGAATGGTCTAACAGGTCAAGAAGTTAATTTTACAGTAAATAGGGCACGATAATGGCAGTAAACAGTTCACAGATAAATGTCACTGATTTAGATTTTGATAACATTGCAGATAATTTAAAGAATTATCTAAGAGGTCAAGATACATTCAAGGACTATAACTTTGAAGGTGCAACTTTAGGAATATTGATTGACCTTCTAGCATATGCATCTCATATTGGTGCAGTAAACACAAACATTGCAGCTTCAGAATTATTCTTAGATTCTGCACAAATTAGAAAGAATGTAGTTTCTAGGGCAAAGGATTTAGGATTTACTCCATCCTCAGAGAAAGCTTCAACTGCAACTGCAACTATGACATTGAGAAATGTTAAAGGTGCAGACGGTATAATCCCCGAACTAACTACAATGATTATGCCGAGAGGTACAATCTTTACAACAACTTACGAAGGTACAAACTATGAGTTTGTAACTGCAGAAACTTACACACCAAATATTGACGGTACTACATTTACATACAATAATATCGAATTAGTACAAGGTACTTTTGCCCAAGACCAATTCATATTCGATACTCAAATTGCAAATGCAAAATTTGTATTATCAAATTCTAGAGTAGACAAACTAAGAATGACTGTTACTGTTAACTCAGGTGGTGTATCATCTACTTATGCATTGTCTACAGACATTTCTAATATCACAACTACATCGAAGGTATACTACACTCAAGAAAATGAAGAAGGATTTACAGAGATTTATTTTGGGGATGGTACATTAGGAACAAAACTATTAGATGGTGATATTATTACAGTGGACTATATTATTGTAGATGATCTTCATGCAGATGGAGCTAATAGATTCCAACAAACTACTGCAATTAATGGTTACTCAGATTCATCAATAGTTGTTACAGCAAAAGCATCAGGTGGTGCAGAGAAAGAATCAATAGAGTCAATCAAGTTCAAAGCAACAAAGTTCTATACATCACAAAACAGATTAGTCACACTAAATGACTACAAAGCAAAAGTGCAAGAATACTATCCGAATGCAGACGCAGTCGCAGTTTGGGGAGGTGAGGATAATAACCCGCCTGCATATGGTAAAGTATTCGTTGCATTAAAACCAAACAATGCAGATTATCTTTCAGATACAGAAAAGAAATTAGTTAAGGATAATCTAAACAAACTAAATATGTTGACGGTTAGACCCGAGATCGTAGATGCAGATATCATCAAGATTCTGATTACTACAACATTCAAATACAATCCAAGTCTAACTACATTGACAGCTGGAGAGTTAGCAACATTGGTTAAGAATACAATTAATCAGTTCGATACTGATGAACTGAATGGATTCGATGCAATCTTTAGACATTCAAACTTATTGAAAGTTATCGATGCAGCTGATTCTTCTATTCTATCAAATACAACAAACATAAGACTTAAAAAGAAACTCAAAGGAACTGTATCTACAAATCCAATAGGATATACAGTCCCTATGGGTAACCCATTATATAATCCACACTCAGGACATAATGCTGATAGTGGTGGAATTATAACAACAACAGGATTTAAGGTTGGAGGTGACTCCGTAAATACCTATTACTTCGATGACGATGGTAAAGGTAATGTGAGAAGATATTATCTCTCAGGTGCAACTCGAATCTATAAGGACAATGCAGCTGGTGTAGTTGACTATGCCACTGGGTTGATAACAATCAATGCCTTCATTTTGACCTCAACGGTTAATACTGATACATCGATTGATTTCACGGTGATACCTTCGGGTAATGATGTCGTTGCAGAAAGAGGTAACTTAATTGATATCTCTAGTGATGATATTAAAGTCACTGGTGAAGTAGACACCATCGCAAGTGGTGAATCAAGTGCTGGTATAGGGTTCAATACAACCTCTACCAGTAGTTATTAATAAATGAATAAAGTGGTCGGGAGTCCCCCGAGTAGTTTCCCATTCAATTGGATTATAGGAGGAAAATAGAATGGCAGATAAAAAAATAACCGCTCTGACGGTAATGAATGGTTCCGAGGTTTCAGGTACAGACATCTTGCATGTCGTAGATGACCCTAGTGGAACTCCAGTAAACAAAAGACTTGCAATTTCAAGTCTTTTTGAAAACATTCCAACTCACTTGGCAATTAATGACTTGAATGCAGTTAGTGCTTCAGGTTCTATTAATGACGGTGGTGTTGTTGTCGTTGATGCTGATTCAATCAGTGCAAACATGGCTCTAACACTTTCTGACTCAAGTGATGTCGGTGAAATTAAAATCGTTGTGATCGCAACAGACCCAGCATCAACTCATGATGTTGTGTTGACACCTTCAACTTTCAACAATGGAAGTACAATCACATTCACAGATAAAGGCGATAGCTGTATCTTGATTTGGTTAGGTTCTTCAAACGGTGGTTGGAATGTGATCTCAAATATTGGTGGTACAATCGCCTAATTGAAATATGTCTAAAAATGTTACAAATGTTGACAGGATATCCGATAGGATATCATCACTTCTTCCCGACTTTGTTCAGGACGAAGCACCAATATTTGAGCAATTTCTAAAGGCATATTATGAATTTCTTGAGGCTGAAGTTTTAACACTTGAGTCTCAAGAAGACAATGACGGAATTCAACTAGAAGATGGACAGGGTTCCTTTCTAGTTGAACCCGCCACTGTTAATCCCTCACCCGATGCAGAAACTTCTAAACTACTATTTGAGAAGTATGATACAAGTGGTGATAGTGTTGAACCTTTTAAGATTGGTGATTATCTTGTCGGTAAAAAAACAAAGACCGTTGCAAAGATAAAAATAATCAATGGAACCACACTATACACTGAAACTATTCATGGTAAAGGTTTCGATAAGGGAGAGACAGTCGAATCAAGACAAGGAAACAATACAGCAAAGGTTAAGTCCTTTAAACATAATACAGTCCTTGCAAGTAATCAACTATTAGACTATTCTGATATTGATAATACTACGGAAGAATTTATAGATTACTTCCAAAAAGATTTCATTCCATCGTTAGACTTGGACGAAACAAAAGATGCAAGATTAACGATCAAGAACATTAGTGACCTTTATCAAAAGAAAGGTACAAAAGAATCAGTAGAATTCTTACTTAGACTATTATATGGTCAAGATGCAGAGATTAGATATCTCATAGACGAAACAATTCAAGTTTCAGAATCAGGACACAATCATCAAAGAAGAATTGCCGTTGTCATGGATGACACTGCAACAATTCCAAGTGCAACAGATAAGGTTATTCAATATGGTGCAGATGGTGTTACAATCATAGCTGAATCTATAGTAGAGAATGTATACATCATTAATACTGAGAGAGCAGAGTATTCATTAGAGGTTACAGATAATCACTTTGGTACTTTTGTGGATGAGTATCCATGTACATTTGTAGATCGAGATGGGGTAACAAAAGTTACTGCTCGTGCAAAGGGTATTCTATCAGGTCTTGATAATACTCGTTCATCTATTTATGTTGCCCAAGAAGATGGTGACACTTTACTACTAGAGAGTCCACAACTATCAGGTAATATTACAACTGCAAGTGGTGGTAAATCATTGATAGGTGCATCATCTAAATTCTTATCTGAATTAAAAGTCGGTGATACAATTAAGTATAAAGTATCAACCACAACATATACTTCTGAAATTGCAACAATTACAGATGATGTAACTGCAACCCTAGTTGCAAATGCATCAGCCACTGCCGAGAATGTAGATTACTTTAATGACTCCATTTCAGGAGGTGTATTAAATGAACATCAAAGTTTCGGTTCGATGTATTCACTTAATGACCCTCTTGTCTTTACAGACGGTAAAGCAGGAAGAGATGTAGTAAAGGCAAAAGGTGTAGTCGATGGGCTACGAAGAGGTGGTGTNNGAGAAAGTATACATCGAAGATGGAGGAACAGGTTACAACGGTGGAGATATCATTGTCTTTGATAACTCTAATGCAGATGGTAACGCTGCAGAAGCTGTTATCGGTGCAATCGAAGATGTTGTAATTGCAGAGAACAGAACTGAATGGGGACAATTTCAAATTACTGCAACAGCAGGACAAACTCTATTCAATGGTACAGACGATAATGGTCAACTTATTTTATTCAATGATAATTCAGTAACGGTTTTCGTTGATGGTGTTGAGAAAACACCTTACACAGATTATACATTTAAAAATGATCGAGTTACATTTACCAGTGGACAATCTGCTGGTGCAGTCATAGAGATATACACAGATTTTAATAATATTCTATTAGAAGACGGAGATAGAATACAACTTCATACCACCGAGTCACATATTAGAAGTGTGACTATTACATCGCCAGGCACAGGTTACACAACATTACCTCAATGTTTCCCAGGCGGTTATATTTACTTAGACCCAGCAGACTTATCAGGATATCAAGTTAACGAGATTGTAACAGGTGGTACATCAAATGCAACTGCAACAATCGTAAGAATAGAAACAGATAAAGATAGATTAGTAGTTAAGAGACTACACACTGATACAGGACAATTCCAGTCATCAGGAGAATTAATAACTGGTGGTACATCAGGTACAGCTAAGACTGCAAAACAAATCAAGGTATCAAGTGGTACTGGTGCAAAACTTATTCCATTCTCAACAGAGATTGGAGGTGTAGGTTCAGTTAACATTCAAGATCAGGGATACAACTTTAAAGAAAACCAAGTAATGGATTCAACATCACATTATAAGATGTTGATAACTTCACCTACGGGGGTTCTTACAAGTAATCTAACCTTTACAGGAAGAATTACAGGTTCTACTGGTAAGGTCGTAGCTTATAATGCAAATACACATGTATTATCCTTTACAGATTTAGATGGTCATTTCCTTGACAATGAAGAAGTATTGTTTAATAATACAGATAAATTTAAATGTTTAAGTTTCAATCCTTTCCAAGCAAGAGGACAACTTGGTGCAGAAGGAATTATTCAAAGACAATTAGTTACTAACAATTCAACATTAGATGAAGCTGCATCTAATATTCACGATGGTTTATTCTATCAAACACACTCTTACATCATTAAAGTTGGTGAGAGTATAAACAAATATAGAGCAATTGTCAAGGACTTAGTTCACCCATCAGGTCATATATTCTTTGGTGAGGTTGCAGTTAAAGAAACTGTAAACCCATTCGATAATGTATTCTTACCTGATGAGAATGGTGATCTAACAATACCTAGAAATTCAATGGGTGTTGAAGTTGCATCCGATGGTTCTGCATTAAACAGATTTACTTTTGTTCCTACAATTGTAATCAAAGGTGTACCTACACACTTTGTTGATTTAGAAAATGCAACAAGAGACAATTATTTAACTCTTGATGTCAGGGATGATGAATCCAATATGCTTTTCGAAGATGGTTCTCATGTACTATTAGAATCATCACCTGATGTCAATGCAATTACAGAATACTTAAAAGAAGTATTGATCTATCCACACTATGATGACCCAAGTGTAATTAATCCATTAATAACTTATATGCCTACAGACTTGTCGGCTTATAGTGCAGACTTATCACATCAACAAGGTCATGTTAACCTTATTATAATTGAGTCGAAGGCAGAAGTCAAAGTCAATACACCTATGAGAAATGAAATACATCCAAGACATATAGGTATTGATTTTGCTGTAGAAAATAATGGGGTCAGAAATGTTTATAAGATAAACAATGTAAGACAGAAAAAATTAGAATTACAAACTGGTCATACATATTACTTTGGTCATAGTGCTTCACATCCCGTTAGGTTGTCAACAACAGCAAATGGAACTCATGTGAGTGGTGCAACAGAATACACAACTGGTGTTTCATACGATAACCAATGTACGATCTTCGAAGTAACAGGTTCGACACCAACAACATTGTATTACTATTGTGGTAACCATACATTGATGGGTGGTGAAATTAATATAACAAGTGGTGATAATAGAGCAACCTCATTAAGTTTAGATAATGTAAATAATCCATCACATAGTCCATACGAAAGAAGAGCTGAACTGTTTAGACAAGCAGACTCAGGTATTGTTATGCCTTCATATCATCCATTCGATTCTGAAGCTATTGTGTTGGAAGATGGGTTTAAGATTATCATTGATAATGAAACACATTTCTTGAGAGAAGAGTATGACCCAGTATATAAAAGTTCATACTATATGAATGAAGCAGGTAGTGGTATGGGTGCAAGGTTCATAACAGAAGATGGAGATACTCTATCTTTAGAAGATGCATCTTATGTTGCAGAGGAACCTGAATATCTTGGAACTGAAAGAGTACAAACACTTGCAAACTATCAGATTCTTGCAGAGGATGGTGATAGACTAACACTTGAAGATGGTGGAAGTATTGTAGACGAGAGAACTCAGGGAAATACTTTAAGTTCATATGTTCCATTTGGAAATAGGATTGGTGACCTAAATAAAATAGTAAACCAAAACACATTTGATATTGCATATTACTTATTAGATGAGAGTATTGCAAATGATAGTGATGAAGATAGAATCGTGTTAGAAGATGGACACGGTTCTGTATTATTAGAGTCATCAAAAAGCAGAAC